GGCTCAGGCTGGAATTTCCCCTGCCCGTAAAACCCTTCCCCAAATTTCATTTTTTATAAGTATTTGTAGGCTAGCGACTTGCGTGCGCCACGCAGCTCTGTGCGCTCAGAAATGATATTGAGCTGGTTTACTGCATTGGTGTACTCTTGTCGCCAGACGTTTGTTCGTTCGTCTTCCCCAATAAATGGAGCTGCCTTCGTTAAGCAGCCGTACAAGTATACGTCAGGATATGCAGCAATCAGCCAATTAGTGGAGGTGTTGCTTGAGAGCTCTGGGATCTTTTGGTAGTAGACAATCTCCAGAGTGTATTGCTTGTCTGGCACTGGGGCCAGCTCTAGCTTGGTGTTGTATACAGCCACATGAGTGGGCTGTGCAGCTACCTGCACATTGCGCCTAATGTCATCCAGCTCTGCCAGGGTTGCGTAGTACAAAGGCTGGTTTTCACTAGTCAGCGTGATGTGCCGTAGCTCTAGAAAATCATTAGGGAGCTGCACGCTGACCACACTGGTTGTGGTGTCAGCGTTGCGCAGCATTTCCCTGGCTCGTATCGTGCGCTGGAACTCTGCTTCTGCCAAAGTAATGAACTCTGGAATATAAGAGCTCAGGTCATCACGGTTGAGCCATGCCGCAATGCTTGTCTGGAGGCTAGCGTAGTCCATCAGACTCTACCCTGCCAGATACGGAAGCATTGGTTGTCATGGTCATTGAGCCATCGCTTGAGGTGCGTAGTGTCCTCCCAGCTACCATCTACCATCATCTGCTGCACAACGGCAGCAGGGATGTGGGCTACTGGTTTCCAATGACTGTTGGGGTCAAGGTGCTCTTGGAGCATTCTTGCTTCCTTAATCATTGGGTCTAGGTCTTCCCTCAAGATGTGGTGGAAGACAGTAGGGTCATTAGTGTTGCTCTGAATCAACGAGGCCACATGTCCTCGATGATCCAGAATTTCCTTAACAATCATGTTAGCTGGTTGTTAAGTCTGCAACTAAGCCATGAGCTTTTTCGTTGTCTACCTGCAAGCCATACTCAACGAGAATTTGTCTCGTTTGAGCGTCTCCAATACGTGAAAGTTCCTGTGTTTGGAAGCTTCTAAGGTAGGCAATACGTACATGCTTGGGGTCAATAAGCCAAGCGTCACGCTCACGCTGCCAGCGATGAGGAACCACTTTTAAGACTCCAAAATCTGACTGGTAAACGGTAACGTTACTTCCTGCCTGCTGTTCGTCAATCATGCTTCTAGAGATACCTCTAGCACCAAAGCCACTGATGACTGTTTTGTTGAATGGGCCTACCATTAGTGTCGTTGGTTCGGCACCATTGGTATAACATAGCTGCATTGTTTCGTTTACCATTGCTTGGGTAAACGCACGTTGGGTTCCATCTGTCCGGTTATTTGTCCCGTCTCCTGTTGGGTTGGCCCCTGCAACTGTGTCATAGTCTACGTTCGTTTTCACCCAAGAATTTAGCATAGCGCTCTGTCTTGGTGTCCCTGGGTTGGCTGCATCAGAGCCTGCATTCTTAATTTGCGGATGCATAATTGAGTAATTAACATCCCTTTTAAGCTCCTTGCTTTTGCGTGCCATCTGGTGAGCCATCTGGCTGCTCTTGCCAAACAGTTTAAGAGCTGTTTGGGTTCCAGTAACAGTAGCGTTTCTGGTAAGGATTTGTACGTAGTTATTCTGTCTAGCTGTCATGCTAGAAGCATCTCTACTTGTCTCAAAACCTTCTTCTACTGGTGTGCCACTAGAAGCGGCTGTAAGGGTTTCTGTAAGCCACTCAAAAATAGTGTTAGTGACTTTTCTAGTACCAGCAAGTGACACCATTGGTGTATCTGCTGGGTCAATATTGTAAATGATATCAGAGACATCCTCTGGAGTCTCGCTAACAGTCTTACTCTGGTAAGAAGTAACAGAGTTGCTAACTCGTGCCATAATTGCCTTTAGTGCTTAGCCGAACATTTGTTCAAATACAGCCTCTGCATCTTCAACGGTGCCAGTTTTGCGCAATTGCGTATTTGCTTTGCGCAAACGAGTATTCTCATTTTCTGGCTTGAAGGAGCGGCCTTGGGTTCTTGTGGCTTTCTCTGCTTTGGGCCTTACTGCTTCCTGGGCTTTTGCTTGTCCTGTGCGGAACAAGTAAGCATCTCTGAGCATACTGACCAACCGTGCATCAAAAGCTTGATTCACATCATTTTCTGTCATGCCGTATTGCTGTTTAGCGAATTCCCTAATTGCGGATTTTTCGCTTTTAGCTACTTCGGCATCTTGCCACTCTGGTACTAGCTGAAGGAGTCGTTGCCGTTGCTCCTCTAGGTGGCTTGCAAACTGTTGTTGCTGGAGTTTCTGTTGCTCCTGCTTTACTACTTCCAGCTGCTGATGCCGTTGGGCACGCAGCTGCTGTCTATCGTTATAGAGCTGCCGCTGGACAGTCCACTCTACTGGGTCTTCATGGTAGAGCTTGTCCCAGTTGATATTGGGCTCTGGTATTTCTGGATTGGCTTGGAGCTGCTCTGCTAGCTGCGATACCTGAGCTAGGCGCTGGCTGTATTCGTTTACGAGCTGCTGGTTTTGCTTGCGCTCTTCAGCCAGGGCTTGCGTCTTTCTGGTGTAGTCACTTTGGCGCTGGTAGCCTTTCAGCATTTCATCCAGGCTTACCTCTTCCTCCTGCCCGTTGACTAGTATCTTGTATCTAGCTTCCTGCTGCTCTTCTTCTTCTAGCTCATCTTCTTCATCAGCTTCATAGGCTTCTTCTTCTTCTTCCTCAGCTGGTTCATTAGCTTCCGCCTGGGCAACTGGCTCCTCCTCAGCTCCTTCTGGCTGTGTGCCTTCCAAGATCCCCTCAAACGCTTCTGCTGCAGCATCTGGTGTCATCAGTAATTCTTCACTCATGATGACCTCTTTCTAGTCTTGGCACGCTCTGCACGGTTGAGGACTACACTTACCTGCGTCTTGATGGCTCGTATGGCTCGTATCATATGGTATGCAGCTTGCCTTGTTTCAATTGCCTCTACTTCAGAATTTTCTATGATTTCGTGCTGAGTTTTGCTAATCTGGTCTAGTAACTCATTGAAAGCCGTGGAAGCTCCTAGCTTCCTGACTTCCTCACCTAACTTAATCAGTTGGTCATCTTGCATAAAACTACCTTCCATTCATCCATGAGTGATGTAGTTACTTCCTTAGAGAACGTAGTCAATACACGTTCTCATGTTTCGCTACGGATGCTCCCTGGGCCACACAAAGTGAAGAAGCTGGCGCAGCTGGATTCTCAAATTGAGCAGCTGGAGCACCTAAAGGCTCAGCTAGCTGGCAGCTCTGAAGCGCTCCAGTGCGCTTAGGTTTGCTAAGGGCTCCCCACGGTCTAGAGCTCGTTGGAGCTCGTCAAAGCCTCCCTCCGTAAAGCGCTGACGCATCAGTTGAATATCTGGCCTGACCTTCAACCCTCGTGCTTCCATTTCCTTGTCCAGCTCGTAGATATCCTTAATGGCTCTACGTACCTTGGGCCCTTGTAGGTTCTTCCTAAATTCTGGCGTTGCTGTGCCTACACTCTCCAAAAGCTTTCTGGTAACCAGCCCCTGCCCTGGAGTTTTGAATTCCTGCTCAAAGCTCATGAAACCAGCCTGCTTGGGCTGGATTTTTTTGTTGAAGGTATCGTCCTGCTTGCGCTTATTGGGGTAGGTTGCTTTCTTGCCTGTCCCTACTTTCTTCTCTTTCCATTGCTTGAAGGCATCATCTTGGTTGACAATCATTGGCCTGACTCGTGTCCCTGTGCCTAGCTGGGATTGCAGGAAGGCCTCGTCTGCCATCAGCTTCTCTACATCTGCCAGCCCGTCCTTGTCTCCTCTAAAATAAGGGTAGGCTGTGATGGAGCTGCCTGTGTCACTCAAAACAATGTTCGGGTAGCGCTTTGCCAGCATCTCCATCTGCTGAGGCATCAGTGCTGTTGGATAGAAGATAGAGGCTGCATCGGTTTCAAACTCTGCAGCTCTTTGAGGCGTTGGGTAGTTCCAGCTGACTCCACCCTGCGCTCCCATTGCAGCTCTGGTTGCGCTCAGTACGTCATAGTCCTGACGCTTTGCTAGCTTTGATGGTAGCTTTTCGTTCTTGTCATCTGGGCCAACAAGGCTAGGGTTCATCAGTTGGTTAAACTCTACCTCTCCCCCTTCGGGAGCCCATACCCCTATACCGTCTCGTGTAGGTCTGACCCTATCCTTATTGAGTGCCTGCACTAGTGCGTCTCGTGTTTCCCCTGGAGCCATGAAGTCTGCTCTGGGGTCATCAAGATATTCTTGCGCTAGGGCTTCATCTTCAAAGAGCTCAGGGAGATGCCCAGCGTTTGCGTAGGGCATCATCTCGTACTGGAAATTGACTGCATTGGTGTCCAGCTTTGCACGGTCAACGTCATCAATCATGATGGCGTATTGCTCTAGCATCTGTTGGTCTGGAGCTATGGGCATCTGCTGTCCAAAGCTACGTACTGTCAGAGGAGTCGCTCCTCCAGCTGCAGGGAGGCCTGCACCTCCGTCAGGGGTAGGAGCCAGTATTCCTGCATCTATTAGGGGTTGGGCAAATTTACGTTGCTGAAACAAGCTGGCAAAATCCGGTGTGTTGGCAATGAGCTCTCCGGTGATGGCTTGCTCATCTACCAGCTGTGCCGCATTCATGGCATCTGGGTTCTGTTGCCTGCTGTTCTTGTAGTCGAGTAAGGTCTTGGTGTAGCTCCAGATAGCCTCTTGGACATTGGCTACTGTCCAATCATAGCCTGTGCGCTCACGCAAAAGCTCTGTGGCTCTACGCATAGCAGCATTGGTTGCCAAGTACCCTTGGCCTGGAAGCCCAGCCCCAGCCTTGCGGTCTACGCCACTGAATACATCCTGCAGCACATTGAATGCTCTACCCTGCCAAGTGTCATTGGTGCTATAGTCGTAAAAGCCCTGCAGGTTCTTCATGAAGGACTGCACCTTCGGCCCACTCAGCTGGATGTCAAACGGGTCTTTCTCTTGTAGTGCGGTGACACTGTTATTCTTCCAACCAGGTAAAACACTTTTTTCTCCCCTGCCCCCTTGGACACTCTGGCCCATAATCTTGAGGATCTCGTCTCTATCAGTAGGCCTGCCTGCAGCTTTCCAGTTCTTCCAAATGTTTAACGTGTTTAAGAAGTTGGCTTCCACGCTCGTTTGTGGCGAGGTAGCTGCCAATAATCCAGCAAATCTGGCAGCATCGTCCTTCCCAAATACTTCCACCAGGGCAGCATGGCTTGCCTCGTACCAACCCACTTTACTTGCGCCAGCTAGCGCTAGGGTTGCCATGTGCTCAGGGTCAAGGTTCACATCATGCCGTGGGCTCACATACTGCCGCTGACCAGCTCCAGTGGCATAGTCTGCAATCTCCTCCAGGTTGGGAACCTTGCGCCTTCCCTCTGGGAGCTGCTGTATTTCTTCAGCCATCAAGTAAGGAGTCAGGGCCCTGAGCCTGGGGTCTGCTGCTACTGCCTCAGCGTAGGGAGATGCATAGATAGCATCTCCAGCTGGGCGGCCCCTATACGTAGGGATCGCATTGCCAAATTGCTTGCGGAAGTCTGCTTCGCTATTGAGAGCTCTAGGGCTCAGGGGATTCATCCCTGTTACGTCCAGTGCTGTCTTTACGGGGCTAAATGCTCCAACAGCACTGAGGAGCTCCTCAGCTCCTGCAGTCTGCAGCTCTTGTAAGTTTTGTTGGGTGTCTAGTTTTCTTCGTGCCATAAGTTTGTCTTAGCTCATGAAGTCAAGAGGGTCTACTGTCGAGTAATTGCTAGGAGTTAATTGACGGGAGCTTGCGGTGGCATCGGCTGCTGAGGCTGCATAGCCTGCTCTGCCTGCATGGCCTGCTGAGCTTGCTGGGCTTGCATCCCCACCGCATTCAATGCCTGCTGGTAGCGCTCTACTTGTGTACGCTGCTCTATCACATCCAGCTCCCGATTCCGTTGGAGCTCCTGCACCAGAGCTGTAGCATCCAGCTGGATTCCAGGGTACTTGGCCTTGAGCTCACTTGCCTTAAGCCAAAGGTCTATGCTCATCTGGTCACGTTTTCTGTCATCCTCTCTAGCATCAGATGCAGCTTTGCCCAACATGTCCATCTGCTTTACTTGGACTTCTGCTTCAGCAATCACTTGCTCAGGAGATTTTGGAGGCTCCTGCTGAGCCTGAGCTTGCTGTTGTTGCAACTGTTGCAACACGGCTTGGGGGTCACCAAAGAAGGTTTGGGCATCAGTAATTCCGTTGAGCTCCAGCAGGCGTTGCAGAGTAGCCCCATACTGGACTAGTCCTGCAAACTGGTTATCTGGGCCCATCAGCTGCAGCAGGCTTTCCTGCTTCTGGAGGATGGTCATGAAGAGCTGGGATTTTTGCGCAACATCTGCTCCCCCAATGGGCAGGCTGACTCTGACATTCATCAGAGGCCAGCCACTAGGGTCTATCGGGATGTACTGCCCTCGCAGCATCATCATGTCCTGCTGGTCTTGATGGTAGGTTATCAAGAGCAACATCTTCTCAAACAATGGCTTGATGCCTGTTTCGATAAGGGTACGGGTGATGAGCTCCAGGCGTGCCTGAGCTGCCTTGACTTGGCTATCTATTGCTATGGCAGTAGTGCTCTGGAGGCTGGAAGCATCCAGGCCCTGAGACGCATCAGTAAGCCCTGTGCGCTTCTGGGAGACTCTGTCGAGGTATTCCAACATGGGTTGGGCCTGCTGGCCTACGTAGTCAATGGTGAGCTGCTGGATGGCTCCAGGTTGACGCATAGCTATCAAAGCTCCAACCTCATCATTGCTCAGCTCAGCATAGTCCACTTGTCCCTCAACATACGCCACACGGGGGGTCGTTGCTAATGCCAGCGAGTCCAGCATGTTGCGCATGGTTGCACTCTTGGTGCGTTGAATGTCTGCCAGCTCATCAAATAGGCTTTCGCCACTCCAATGATGTGGCAGGCAGCTCATGCGGAATACTACAAAAGGATGGTCATCTACCACTACATTGCGCACGATGTTGTAGGCGCTACCCATGCAGCAGATTTTGCGTCTCTCTGCTCTGCCATCTCCATCCAAGTCCACATTCACATAGGCCTCAATGTAGAGCACTTCTCTATTTGCTGGGTCTGATTCTGTCTGCTCTTCTTCCCTCCAGGTTGGATTTCGTAGGAGCCACTCCTCATTGCTTTTGTAGGTGTCATCCACATCAGCGTATTGCATCACGAGCTCAGGGTCATAGCCCATGTCCACAAGGTCACTGACGGTGAGCCTTTGTCTACGTGCCAGGATTTTTGCATCCTTGAGGCTGACTGCATTTCTGTTGATGAGGAACTCCTCTGGTGGTACGGCATCTACGCATACCTTCCCCTTGGAGCTGGTCTTGCTCAGGGTCAGGTTGAATAGCCCATCCTCACTCTGGCTGGAGCTCGTAATCTCCCACTGGCCCTGTTGCATTACTGCAGCTGCTACTTCCTGGCTGATGCCACTTAGCTCCCGTACTATGGTCTCTACCTGTTCCTCGTACCAAATTTGCGCAATTCCTACTCCCTTGATGAGGGCATCCTTGATGACAGTGTCCAGCAATGTATATCCATCAAGTCTATCCTTGAGAAGATAGTTGCAGTACTCCGTTGCCTGTTGTGCCAATGGAACATCATCAGCCTGTCTGGGCTCAAACTCGACTACATGCTCAGCTGAGAAGAGGGTACGCATGATGCTGGGCAGACACTGCTGCACCGCATCATGTATCTCCTTTGCTTGGTACTGACTTCTGCCTTCCTGCTCTACCGGATTGTCTCCACTGTCTGCAAAGGGCTCTGCCAGGTAGTAACGCATGGCACGAGCTCTGTCTGGAGAGAGCTCCGTGTCAATGTAGTCAATACTTTCTGTAATCGTGTTACTGACCCAAGCCTGGAAGCTTATTTCGTCTAGTGGGATGTACTCAGCCATTGGGTTCCTTCTCTGGGATATCAACTTCAAACCATTCCTT